CTCCAGAAACGCCCGCGTCTCAACGGAACGCCGCGCCGCGACCACACTGGTGGAGGCACGCTCGTGATCCTGCATTTCCTTTGCGGTCGGCATGCGCAACACGTGCGCCACCCGCGCGCCCGGCACCTTCATGTCGATCCGGTAATTGTTTCCCTCGCGGTCGATGCCGGTCACCGCGCACCGCTCGATGCGGCCAATCACCACACCAGCCTCGGCGTCGTCGAACTCCGGTCCGTCCTTGTCGGTCCGAACCTTGGCGAACAACTCCGCGTTGATCTTGGGCAGGTCGAGGTCTTCGCTCTGCGACTTGCCGCGTCCCAGGAAGTGGCGCACCGTGCGCTGGGCTCGGGCCCAGGCACTCCACTCGTCGTCGGTCGGGAATCTCACCTCGCACCGCTTCTCGCCGCCCGACAGGATCGGCACCACGATGGGCTTCGTCGCGTCAAATACCGCCTTACTCGTCTGTTCCATAGTGACCTCTCAAAATCGGTAGAATTCACCTCGGGACCTACGCCGCCGCCTGGCATATGCCGGACTGGGGCGTCGTGATCGACATGGTCACCAAGCCATTGGTCGGATCGTAAAGTTGCGTGCCGGTGACCTGCATTGTCGCAATGCCATCGGTGTTGGAAAGCTCGGCCGTAGCGAAAGCCATCTTTTGAATCGCCATGGAAAAGCTGTTGTTTGCATCCCGAGTAAACGTGATCGTGGCCGGCCCGGTCGTCTGGTTGATCAAGTTGGTGTATTCCAACGAGCCCGACTGGACACGCACCACAAACTGGACGGCGAACGAACGGTCGCCCCACTCGAAGCGTCCCTGGATTTGATAGCCATCCTGCGCCCCCGATCCGGGGAAGAAGCCGGGCCGAAAATTGTTTTCCCAGGAAGCGTCGAGGGAAACGAACTGCTTTCCGCTTCCGCCGGTGAGGTAGTTGATGCCATTGATCGTCAACGCGCTCACCATGCTGGCGTTGAACTCATGCGTCGTCGCCACCGCTGGCAACGTCACGCCACTGGGTGTGGTGTACTGGCCGGTGGCAACGCACTCGCACGAGCACGTCGCGCTGGAGCGACCGGGCGAATTCTTGATGGCCAGCTTCCATCCTTTGATCGCGCAGCCCACCAGAATTTCATCGAGCACCGCCGAGCCGCCGGGCCGAATCTGCTGAACAAACGAGAAGTACGGCAACTCCAGGCCGGTGGGATTGGTGGCGCCCAACGCCGGCACAACGATGTAGCTGTACGGCGAGGCGCTACCGGCGACGGTCACGTTCCCGAGCGAAAACGCCATCACCCATGCCAGGAACTCCGACGAGCAGTACTTCGAAATCTCGTAGGTCGGCATGTTGTAGTGCGATTTGAACAGTTGCGTCGGGAATTCGTGTCCCTTGCCGACTTCCGCCCGATCGTCTTCATTCACAGGGACCTTGGCCCAAGGTTTCGTGTTCAGATTTGTGTGCCGCCAGATGGCCGTCGTGTTCGGCGTAATGATATTGGTCTGCTGGCCATAGCTCCAGCCATCCATCAGTTCGTTGATGTTAGCCACTTAACCGGCCCTCCTCGTCGAGATCAATGCCATGACTATTTCGCCTCCTTGAGAGCAGCTACGGGTTTCGCCGGCGAGGACGGCGGCGGCACCTGGTGCCACCCCGCCGCCAAATATGGCGTCAGAATTGCGGCAGTTGCCTGGACCTCCTTAATCTCGTCGCCTTGTGGGGATTCTAAATAGATCACGGGAGCGCTCATCTCTGTCCTCGATCCGGCAGCAACCGGCTTATGGGTTGTAGGATTCGATCAGCCGCACCGGAACCTCGAAGTATTCGAAGGTCGCGCCGTCCGCGCTGATCACGATGGTGTTGCGCCTGGCCGACGGCAAGTAAAAGTCCATCGGTTCGCAGTTCGGGTCCACCTGGGTATGCAGCATCCTGAGAGTTCCGCCCTGCGGAATGTCGTTCACGATCCAATTGAAAATGTCCTCGTAGCCGACGCTCGGGGTTTCGGGCGCGCGAAGGTAGAGCGCGAAGTCGTGAACGAAAACCAGGGCGTTACCGAGTCTGCCCGGTGCGGTGCCATGCCACGCGATCAGAATCGATCCAGGCGGCATCGAAAGGATGGCCAATCGGACGTTGTTCTGCGTGGGCTGGCAGAAGACGGTGGTGTTCTCCGAGTAGAACTGAATCGAGCCGGCGTTGCCGCCCAGTGCTTCCATCAGATTGGGCAACGCCTGAAGCGCGGTCACCCACTCCGCGAGGATGGTTTTGGGGTTGATCACTGCTGTGGCTGGAGGGTCAGGGTTACGTGGACCATCCCATACGGATCGGGCTGGCGGACCGTGCTCACCACAAATTGCGATTCCCACGCGGTAACGGCATCACCGCGTAGTGGCGTGTTCGGAAGGTCGGCCGGGTTAATTTCGACCTCCTCCATGCTGGCCACCGCGCCCGCCTCCATCCGCTCGCGGAGACGGCGAACTACCGTGATCGTCAGCGGAGAGCCGACTGGCTTACCCGCCTGCATCGGCTGGTATACCACCGGCTCGCCGAAGGCGTTTTGCAGGATGCTGTTCACATCCGCGCTGATCGCAAACCAGTCAGACATGGGTTTCCGGGAGAAAAAAGTGGCGGAATGGCAGCCGCCCCGAAGGCAGATACAAGGAGCAATCGGCGAAACTACTGCAGCGTCACGACGGAATAGAACACGGTCACGACCATGATGCCGTTGCCAGCAGTGAACGGCGCGGTGCCGTTGGTGATATTCAATCCGGCGGCAACCGGCGGCTGCACGACAGCGGACGGAACCGGCAGAACGTTGAGACTCTGCGCCGCCGCAGTGACGGTCGCGGCGGGAATATTGGAGGAGTGCGGCGTAACCCCACCACCCTGATACGGGAGGCTGACCGCGCCGCCCCCGGCGAACTGAACGGTGCCCGGCTTGACCTCAACCGCAATCTGGTCGATGACCAACGCTTGGCCGGCAGCCGGCGCCGGCAGGATATTGACCGGTGCGGCGTTCATCCCCATGATCTGGGCAGCAGTGAGGGCGACGACCGCCTTTTGAAGCACAGACGGATCGAGATCGGCCGAGCCCACCGGGGTGAATCCGGTCGGGACCAGACGCACGCGCACGGTAAAATCGGTGGTCGCCCCACCAGGCGCCGCAGTTCCGCTGGCCTGGTCCAGCACCGCGAACCCGATTTCCTTGGTCGACCCGCCCGTCGCCGTTAGCGTGTTGGCGGTGGTCAACTGCTGGTTGTTGTCCCAGTAGACCTTGGCGCCCGACACAAACGTACTGCCGTCCTTCGCCAAGTCGAAGACGCCCTCGACTACCAGTTCGCTGGAATCGCCGGGGTTCTGATTGTTGACCGAAACGCCGAAGACGTTGCCCACCTGGCAGCCGCCCCCACTCAGCAGAGCATAGGGCGCGGTCACAGTCAGGGTGTTACCTTTCTGAACGTAATTCTGCATTTTGGAATCTCCCTTGAGTTGTGGGGAGGGCGGTGTGTGCCGCCCCACCGGTTGTTTCGTCTCAGTGCTGCTCTACTCGCCGGCGTTTCGCTGCATGCCGCGATAGTCGATTCCGGCCGCACCGAAGTCCATGCGGGCCTTGATCTCAATACCGTCGATCTCGAAGCCCTGCTTGGTTTCGACGAATACGCCCTGCTGGCCCTCGAGGTAGCAGTACTCCACTGTGTCGATCTGCGCGGGATCGGCGATCAGATACCAGCCACTCGCGCTCGCCGCATCCAAACGCGGCTCGACGATGGGCACCAAGCTGCGCACCCACTCCGGAACCACAGCTGTCGCGGTAGCGGAAGCGATGTTAATGGGATACACGAGCTGGAGCGCATAAGTTTCGAGCGCGGTCGGCACCGCGAGAAACCGCGGAACCAGATTGAGCGGGGTGCCCTGCGGTCCCTTCTGCTGCCGCATCGATTTGCGACCTTCGCCCAAAGCGAACAGCGGTCCCGTGCCAGCCGGAGTGCCGCCGTTTACGGTGGGATCGATGCTGCTGCCGGTACCGCTGAGCAGGTTGTTGTGAGCAACGGCGAAGAGCGCCGTGGCGATCTTGTCCCCGGCATAGATAGCCGCCGGATTGGAGGTGATGATGCCCCACACCGTATCTGACTCCAGCCGCGCGGCAGCGACGCCCAGCAGAGCGGGGACGCGGGTGAACGCCTGCAGGTCGTCGTTGATGATGACCTTGCGAGTCAGCGCCACGATCTCGCCGTAAGTGGCGAGTGCGTAGCTGATGTTGTTGTCAGTGAGCAGCGCACGATGGTACTCGCCCTTTTCATTCAGCTTCTGTAGAGACGGTGCATCGGCCAGCATCACCCGATTGATAGGCTTGAAGTCGGCCGCCGTCATCTGCCGGCAGAACGGCTGGAAGGTGCGGGGATAGGCTTCGTATCCCTGACGCAGGGTCTTGTTGGCAACATTCGCGAGAATTGCCGGGAAGTCGGAGGTCGACTCGGCGCCATCAAAGAACTCCACGCCGCGCGACGGGGCGCGGAGCGCCAGTTCCGCGATACGGCGCGCGTCCATTCCCCTGGGATCGATGCCCTTGAGTTGCAGAAACTCTTTGGCCATCTCGATGAGTTTGAAGTTGCGGTATTCCCGCCCCATCTCCTCGGCCTGCGCTTGCTGTTTCTCTCCACATCCGCCCAGGAATTGGCCGCTTACCGGGTGGCGATTTAAGAAGAAACGGCTATCGGCCCTCAGGAGCAACGACATCTGCATGCAACCGAGCCGCTTCTCCACGGCGTCGCCGCCGCGGCCGCTGCTCGCGGCGCCGACGGGGGTAATCGGCGGCTCCGCGCCCTTCTTCGCGAGCTTGTTGAGAATCTCCTTGCCCGCCACGTCGGCCGAGACGCCCTTCGCGATGAACTGGCTAATGAGAGTCTTGTCGACGCCCTGGATGGTGCCCAGCGCCTCGATATCGGCGACGCGCTTGCGTTCGGCTTGGACCGCCTCTTCCCGCGCGGCGGCCAAAGCCTGTTCGTCTATTACACGGGCTTCCGTGCCCGTCTCCTGCGCCGTCTCAGGCATTGCAGGTTTCTCCTTTCGCGGGCTAATTGCCCGAAGTGCATCCAACACGCCGGAGTCCGGCGTGCCGAAAACCGCGATTTCCCCGGTGGGTTGGGCACTGAGAAAACACGTATTGAAATCGGCCGGCACCGTGCAGGGGGAGATCTCGAACGGCTCCCAATCAGTGGCCGTAAACATGCCGACTTCCTGGTTGTTCAGGTACGGCGGCTTTCCCTCCGGCAGGCCCTCGGTCTGCATGTCGGTCTTTTCCCGCTTATAAATAAAGGTGCCGAAGCTGAGGTTCTGAAGGATGCCGGTGCTGGCCTTCCGGAACATCTCGGTCGCGTCCGGATCACCCATGTCGAACTGCAGCGTGGCCATCCCCTTGTCGCCGTTCGGCCAGGCCCGCCGCACCACGCCCACCTGGGCCCGCGTGCCAACCTTGCCGGCTACCAGCGATTTGAAATCGTCGCCGGTAAAATGGGTATCGAAGACCGGCGCACCGTTGTTCAGCCGGTCGAAGCGACAGCCGTCCATCGAGAGCTTCAGCATGTACGGCTCGCCGGTGGAGCGATCGATCCTGGGTACGAATGCCCCGCTGTACCAGACGACGTCGATGGTTCCATCCTTGGCATTCGCGGTCGACGGTAGCACCTGCGCATCGGCAGCGAACACTTCCGAGTTCGGCGCGGCGGGCGGTGGCGCGCCCGTGTCCCTGTGCAAGTATTCGGTTGTGAGAAGCGGCATAGTTTGCGCCTATTCCTTCACCGCGTTGACCGCGATGTAGTCGTTCTCGCCCAGCTTCTTCAGCTGGAAGATCTGTTTCTGGAGCCAGCAGATGTGACCTTTGAACTTGTCGTCGCCCTCGCGATGCCACTTTGAAAGGTGCTGGTAGAAGTGGAAGTTCGACATGTCGCCGGCCTCGTAGCACTGCTTACAGAGTTCGGCGAAGCGAGAAGCGGCGGCCTGCTCGGCGTCGAACGCGCCGTTCAGCATGTCGCCAATGCTGTCGTGGGTCGTCGCCGGCTTCGGATTGAGCGTCGGCGCCCCCTCGAGAAACAACAGCCGGCTCGTGAGGCACTTCATATGGTCTTCGCACTGCTCGTGCAGCAGTTTGAAGCCATCGGCCAAGTCGAGTCCAAGCCGTTTCAGGTCCCGCTGGTCGAGAAGGTATTGCAGCATCAGTGTTGCCTCGACGGTGACGGCTTCCTGAAGGCCGGCCATTACCTCCGAATTTCCCTTCATGGGTTTCTCCCCCTTTTCTTGAGATGGATTTATCCCCGGTAGAGCCGGGTTGTGGATTGCCAACTCGTTGTCTCGCGGGTGATGCCAGCTACCAGGAGTTCCTTCACCATCGCTAGATCGTCCTCGGAAAGCGCGAGGCCCTGGCTGCCGGATGTTCCGCCAACAGGTTTGCTGGTCGGCGTTCGCTCCTCGGTATTCGCCGGTTGCTCCTGACCGCGCAGCGTAACGTTACGCGGATCAACATCGAGGATGATTTCGAACTTATCCACCAGCTTGTTAAAGAGCGCGATCTGCTGAAGCTGCGTGGTCGGGTCGTACCCGTTCTCCAGCACTGCCTCAAACCAGGTCTTCCGGCCCATACGAACGTCCTTCAACACCGCCTCGGCATCTTTGACCGGATCCACGGACTCGAACCGCGGCGCCGTCCATTGCACGCTCCGAAGATGGACCTTCGGATCGTTCAACGCCGCGCGCGGAATCTTGCCCTGCAGAATGAGCACGTCGATGAATCGGCGCCACACCGGCATGCAGAAAAGTGGCATTAGAGTGAGCCAACGGTAATTTTCGACCGTGTTCCGGAAGCCCAACATGCCGCCGCGCCACGACGAATAATTCACCTGCGACATATCGCCGGTGCCGAGCTCGTAGGGTAGACCAATGCCGGCCATGATCCCTTGCAACTCGGTCATCTTATATTCGCGGTAGCCGCCGGCCGGAGGCGGGTTATTGAACTTGATCTCCTGACCGGGCTTCAGATACTCCACCTGGCCGGGTTGGAACGTCTCGACAGCAAGCCCGCTCGAGGGATCGGTACCGGCGATGCCTACTGGATCGCCCTCGACACCTTCCGGTTGCGTCACGAATGCCGTAACGCAGGCCTCCACTTTTTTACGGACCCGTTCTGCGTCGCAGTAATCATCCAGATCGCGGATGGCCATCATCACGGGCGCCAGCCACGGTACACCGCGCACCTGGCCGGGACGAAGCACGCGATAGGTGTGGAGGATCTGGTCCGCGGGCACCGGCTGGCTCACGATGCCGCCGCGCGGATTGAGAATCAATACGCCACCCGGGTGATAGCTGAAAAGCCAGTACGCCACCCGGTGGCCGTCCTCATCGAACTGGACGCCTTCCATCACATGGCCGTTCACGAGGCCCATCGTACGGGTCTGGTCCAGGAAGTCGGCTTCCAGCATCTGAAGCTGCAGCGGAACGCGAAGACCGGAATCTACCAGGCGCGGCCGGAATCGCGCGAGTGCCTCGCCGCTTTCGGCCATCGTCCGGACAGTCAACGTCTGCATGCCGTAGAAATCGAGGCGCTGCGGTTCGTCGCAGGCCTCGGCAAAATACGGCCATTCGTTATCAATGATCTGATCAATGGCAGTGGCCCCGGTTTTGGCTTTCGGCACGATGCCGGTTCCCACCACGTTGCCGGCCAGTTCCTCGACGGCGTGCGAGGCATACGGGTTATTCCGGATCAGATCCCGGCTGCGGTCGCGTAGCCAAATCAGTGCGCCCATCAACTCGACGTTGGCGTCGGTTGAACCGGCGTACCACCCGTAAGCGCGCCGGCCGGCAGTGGCGCCCTCGTAACGGAAGCGCTCCGCGTGACGGCGCCGATAGCCGTCGACGATCTCTCCGACCGCACGCTGCACAGCGTAGCGGCCCGAAGATGCGGATCGCGCGTTCCAGTCCCGGCGAAGCAGTGGTATGGGGCGCCTGATCAAATCAGAAGTCATCGAATCGCTTGAGCTTGAATCCCGGTTCCAAAATCATGAACTCGAGACCGAACTTCGCCCTCACCTCATCAAGCATTGCCTGCAGATTGTTGTAGGCGTCGGGAGACACTTCGAAGTCAGTCTCAATTACGTAGAGCTTCGAGGTGGGGAGTGTGGATTGTGGCCGAGGCTCCTTGGCCAGTTCCAGAAGGCTCTTCGGCCCGTTACCGCGCCAAGGGGTGCAAAGAAACCGAAGTATGACGCCTGCGATTCTCATTTCTCGAAGCGCCCCCGAATTTCCGCGAACGCGCTCATCGCTTGATCCTTTCCACGACGACAGCGGCGAACACCGTCACGGTTGCGGTCCAAAGAAGGCCCAGCACGGCGAGCGCGCCAGTGAGCCAAGCCCGCCATCGCTCCAACCGGGCGATGCGGTCCGAGTGTTGTGCACACAGGCCGGGCTGCCCATTACCGAGCAGCGTCTTCTGCATGGTTTCCATCACCGCCCGGGTCGCGGACATCTCTGCGACAAGGTGCTCCACCGTCGTCCGCACGTCTTTGATTTCCGTAACCAAGTTCTCGCAATGCTCGCAGTGCATAGTCGTCACCACCTGTCATAGAGCGTCGGTCCCGTGGGACCATCGCCACGCTTGTGCTGCGCGAACCGCACGCGGCTGCCGGTCTGGCCGCTAAGCTCGCGGATGTCCTCTTCGATCTCGGCCTTCGCTTTGCGCAGTTCGTCGACGGAGCGATACGTCACTTCACGGCCGTCCGGAAACCGCGCTTTCAAAGTCGGGTTGCCAAGCGCCTGATTAATGGCGTCGAGGTTCGCCTGCAGCTGCTGAAGCGTCAGTGCCATGTCAGGACCGCCCTATTCGCCTTTCCATCGGGTTTGCCGATTGATTTTTCGCGAGAAGTGCGCACATTTCCCTTGAGCTTTCCCGCGAACAGAGTGATGAATCGAGGTGCCATGAAAAAGGCCGATATACAGGTCGGATTGACTTACATCGCCAAGGTTAGCGGTGTGCTGGCTAAGGTTCGCATCACCGGCGAATCGCCGTACGGCGGCTGGCGCGGAACCAATTTGGCAACCGGACGCGAGATTCGTATCCGGTCGGCGGCTCGCCTGCGCCGCACCGTAAACGAGCAGTAGAGAGGAGACCACCACAATGACGCTTTTTGCAATCGACGCAGACAACAACATCACCACGTACCCTGCAGCCGAGAAGATCCCGGAAGGCCAGGAACGGTTCACCAACGAAAAGGAACTCGCCGCACTCGCCGGTAACTGGCCGGCGGATCGCTTGATCAGCGTTTGGAATAGCTTCGCCGGCGTGGCCGGCTTTGGTGCAGACCTCAAGCCGGTCAAAAAGTTCACGAACCGCAAAACGGCGATCGCCCGCATCTGGAAGGCCATCCAGAAACTCGACGGCGCATCCGAAGCCGGAACCACCGCCACAGCCGAAGCCGCCGCAGCAACGCCTGCGAAAGCCACCCCCAAAACGCCGAAGGGCACGCGGAAAGCCGCCAAGGGCGCGCCCACGAAGGCGAAGGCTACCAAGACTACCAAGTCCGCCAAGAAAGCCACCGGGGCGCCCGTACCGCGCGAGTTTTCGAAGAAGGCCGCCGTCATCGACATGCTGCGCCGCAAGGGCGGCGCGACCCTGGAGGAGATTGCCAAGGCTACCGACTGGCAAAACCACACCATTCGGGGCTTCGTGTCCGGCACGCTCACCAAGAAAATGGGCCTGAACGTCGAGAGCGCCAAGAACGCCGACGGCGCGCGTTACTACCGGATCACCAGCAAATAGCCCGGTCCCAATGCTTGGGCTTCCCGCCGCCGCCCGGAAACGGGCGGCGGTTGTCGTTTATGCAGCGTCCTTCGCCATGCCTTAAGCCACTTCGTCAAACGTCCGGCCGGACCCCTCGTGCCGCGCCTGTTTCCCGGTCCATTGCTGCCAGCGACGGATCACAACGTCGCAGTACTTCGGGTCCAACTCAATCAGTCGCGCCTGGCGGCCGGCCTTTTCGCAGGCGATAGCGGTTGTGCCACTGCCGGCAAAGGGATCGAGGATCGTGTCGCGCGTTTTGCTGCTGTTGCGGATCGCACGCTCGACCAGCTCGACCGGTTTCATAGTCGGATGTTCCTGGTTGCTCGCAGGACGTTTGATGAACCAGATGTCGCCCTGGTCGCGGGCCCCACACCAGAAGTGGTCCACACCGTCGCGCCAGCCGTACAGAATCGGTTCGTACTGACGCTGATAATCAGATCGACCCAGCGTGAAGTGATGCTTGGCCCAGATCACAAACGTCGACCAATGCCCGCCGGCATCCGTGAATGCCTGGTGGAGCGTGTGCAGTTCCGACGAGGACATGCAGATGTAGATGGCGCCTTTGCAGACCGTCAACATGTTTGTCGACGCGTCGCGCAGGAAGTCGTAGAACTGCTCGCCCAGTTTGTCGTTCTGGATCTTGAGTTTCTTTGCCGTCTTCCCTTCGTAGGCGACGCCATACGGTGGATCGCTGAAGACCATATCGGCCAACCCGCCAGCCATGACCTTCTCCACGTCTGCGAGCACCGTAGCATCGCCGCAAAGCAGGCGGTGCTCGCCCATCACCCAAACGTCGCCGGTAACCGTGACGACAGTTTCCTGGGCCTCCGGTGCCGCTTCGTCCTCGCTCAGGCCCGAAGTGCTCTCTTCTGGATCTACCAGGATCTCGTCAAGTTCCTCGGGGCTGAATCCCACCAGTTCCAGGTCGTACTCGACGGCCTTCAGCGACTCCAGTTCGACGCGCAACATCTCGTCGTCCCACCCGGCATTGGTCGCAATCTTATTGTCGGCCAGCACCAGCGCGCGCCGATCGTCCTCGCTGAGATGGTCGAGGACGATGACTGGAACCTCGGCAAGACCGAGCTTACGCGCAGCCGCCAGGCGGGCGTGGCCTGCGATGATGATGTTGTCGCTGCCGACGAGGATCGGATTGGTCCAGCCAAACTGGCGCATGCTCGCGGCGACCTGGGCTACCTGCTCGTCGGTATGGGTCCGTGCGTTCCGGATGTACGGCAGCAGTCGGTCCACCGGCCAGATTTGGATGTGGAGATTGCGAAGGCGCTCAATGATGTCCAACATCTCAGAGGTTTCCCTTTTGTCGTGTCCGGAGATCCGGTTCGTTACCAGCGTCAGCGGGCAGATCGCGCGCCTCCGCAACGTCACTGAACGTCTGACCGGACTCCGCCCGCACCGGAGTCTCGCCAGCCAGATTGACTATGCGCCGCAGGATGACATCGCAGTAGGCCGGCGACAACTCGCAGCCATACGCGATGCGATCCAGCAGGTGCGCCGCCGCCATCGTCGTCCCGGAACCCATGAACGGGTCATAGACGATGTCCCCCGGATCGCTGAACGCAAACAGGAAGAACTCCACCAGCGCCCGCGGAAACGGTGCGCTGTGGGATCCCTGGCTCGACTCGGACTTCACCTCGATGACGTTCGACGGTCGCGCCACGCCGGTGTAGCGGCCTTCCGTGTTCGGCGCCGCGTTCAGATCGCGGTGCGATCTCTGCCAGGCGCTCTGGTTCCTGCCGGGATCGGCGGCGGCGCCGCGCGGCCCCGTGCCCAGTAGCCCGCTGCCCGATGTGGACTTTGGGTTGTTGGGCGAATATTCGAAACAGTCCTCCGACTCATGCCCGACGCGCTTGGGCCGGAATTTAATTTCCTGCTGGCGGCAAAAATGGAAGACAGGTTCCCAGGCGTTTTTGAAACGGTTGTTCCAACCGCCAGGCACGCCATTGTCCGTTTTGCGCCAGCAGAACTCGTCCACAAAACGCCAACCCCACAGGCGGCGGTGGGCGATCACTAAATCTTTCACATAAAGGCTGCGCTCGCCGTTGTCGGCATGCTCCTTGATGTTCAGGAAGTAGGAGGCATCGTCTGCAAGGATCGCGGCGATGTTGGCGGCCACATCGCGATACCAGTCTGCATACTGGTCCGGCGGGATCGGGCGGAAGCCGCTCGAAGAGTCGTACTCCCGCTGCGAGGCGTACGGCGGTGATGTGATCGCGACGTTCGCGTGCGCTTCCTCGAATAGTTTGCGAATAACACTCGCGTCACGGCAATCGCCGCATATCAGACGGTGCTTGCCGATCACCCAGACATCGCCTGGCCGGGTGACAGCCTGGACGGGAGTCTCCGGAACCTCCTCCTCTGCCTCGGGAGCAGCTTCCGGTTCCTCGGGCACAGCCAGCAGCGCATCGAGCTCGTCGGTAGAGAAACCCACGAGCGCCAGGTCGAGGCCATCCGTTTGGAGGTCCTTCAACTCGTCGGCAAGGAGAGTATCGTCCCATCCGGCGTTGAGCGCGATCTTGTTGTCGGCGATGATGTAGGCGCGCCGCTGGGTTTCGCTGAGGTGATCCAGCACAACCACCGGCACCTCGCCAAGGCCCAGCTTCCGGGCAGCCAGGAGGCGACCATGGCCGGCTATTACGCCAGCATCGGATGCCACCAGAATTGGGGAGTTGAAGCCGAATTCCTTGATGGACGCTGCGATTTGAGCCACCTGCTCTTCGGAATGGGTCCGAGCGTTCCTCTGGTAGGGGAGCAGTCGCTCCACAGGCCAAATCTCGATCCGTTGAGCCATCGCAGGAGTGAATGTCTTCGTGCTCATACTATTTGCGGGGGGCGGGGACTTCCGGATTGGTTATCCCCGCCTGAGGTTGATTCGCGTGAGGAGATTGGCAGCCTAAGAACCGGTACTGGAACTGGAACCGGAGTCGGTGGTCGGAATCATGGCAGCCTGGGCCGCCGCGATGAGCGTGGTGAGCGCGGTGTTGAAGCCGGTGGCGGCGGCCGCCTGATTCTGCTGGTCGGTCGCGACGGTAGCGTTCGCAGCGTCCAGTTTCGCCTGGATCGCGGCGGCCGCACTTTGGTCATTCGCCGTGGTCGTGACGGCGGTTTGGTATGCGGTGCCAGCCTGCTCGGCGGCAGTAATGGCATCGCTCAACGTGGGAGTAGGAGTGGGGGGTGTGGTGCTCATAACTTTTGAGGGCGATGAATAGTTTGGCTAACCAATTGTGTGTTAGCTCACTCGCAAGGTTTGACCGGGATGATCCTGTGAAATCCACCAGCCGCCGTGATCCGCGTTTTACGCTACCTTTAAGTAGCGTGCCCATCGATCCGGCGTCCTCAGAAGAACAAAGGTTGGTTGCCGAGTACCACATTGCCACCGAACGGTATACCGCCGCTGTCGGCGAATTGACGCAGCACAGGGCAACAATGGGCCAAGAGGATTATACGAAGCTCTTGCATATCGTGGAGGATGCTCGGAATGAATGTGAGCGCGTCCGCAACGCTCTGTCCAGCCTTCACGAAAAGCAGCCTTAAAAATCCCGGCCATGCAACGTGGTGTCCGAGCTCTTCTAGTGGAACCAATGCGGTCGACGCGGCAGCCATCGTGAGCGAGGCTGGTGCCGTTGGCGGTCGTGGTAGAACGGATCATCCGCGCGCGGCCCCCAACCGTCGTCTTTCCACTGCGTCGCGCCTCGCGCGGTTATTCCGGCGGGCGATTGTTTAGCCATGCCCATGTTCGAAGCCGTCGCGACGGAGGCGGCCGATGCAGCCTTCGGCGCACAGACCACGCAACATCGGGGGCAGAATATCCCCCGATGGAACATTGGCTGGTGCATCTTCTCAGCCCGCCCGCCACACATGAGGCAAGCGCCAGTGATGTTCGCGGACTGGATGCACGGCTCCATGGATTAAGAATTGGACCGGCGCTCAAGCCAATCCTGCCGCTCGATCCACGGTCGCCGCTCCTGGCGGCCAGCGGATTGGGCCGCCGATTGTCCGTGCCCTTCCTCGCCGGCGGATTTCGCCGCCATCAGCGCCTCAATATGCTGCGCCTGTTTATTCAGTCGGAACCGACCGGCAATTAATGATTGCAGCGCGGCGTACGCATAGCATCTGGCGTCAATCGCCTCGTTGCGGGCGCCGGCCTTCTTCGTCCACTCTCGACTGGCGAAACCTTTGGTGTACCGCACCCGGCAAGTCTCGGCCGTGAGTTGCTCGAAGTATCCCTGATCGTATTGGTCGCTGATGGGAAAGTGGCAGAAACCCGGCCCCGGCTCGGTAATCTTGAGACGCGCATAGAGCGCTTCTTTGGCCGCGTCGACACCGATGACCCATAAGGGGCGATTGTCTTTGGCCTTACTGTGCATCCGAGGCCAAATCGGACGCTGTCCAGCCGCACCCTTGATCGGGTACATCTTCGGTAACGCCCTTCGGCGCCCCCGGTCACTACAAAACTGCTGCACGATCGGTTGGTGAAACCCGGAGTCCACGCACGCCGCGGCGATCTCCATTTCCTGGCCGCACGGGTGTTCGAATGTCAGCGACAGCACCTGATCGAACCCGTCCCACAGGTCGCGTTGCGCCGGATCTCCCGGAAGAACGATGTACGCCAGGGACCAAGACTCCTCGTCGCGCCCCCAACCCACGATCTCCATTTCAATTCGATCGGCCTGTAAATCCGCACCCACGGTAATCAGCACCACACCGGCTGGAAGCATGACTTCCGCACGGTATGGTTGTCGCCGGCCCAGTAGCTCGCTAGCGTCGGTTTTTGTCGCACCGGCCTGCTGGAACGTCTCCGCCAGGATCGTATTCGTGAAGGTCTGCATCCTCTCGGGGGACTTGCGGGCGCGCAAGAAGTCCTTCGCGAGCTGCGACCAGATGGTCCACGGCGAATACAACGCGTTGAGCCAGAACCCGGCTGTTTCGCCATCACCCGCCGCCTCCGCCCGCCACTCGCCGCGCTCCAGCATCGCGGCTTTCTGGTGGTCTGCAATATGCCCTTGGCAGCGTTCGCACTCATACCACGCTTCGGCGGGTTTGCGGTCGGGCCACTTCACTCCGCTCCAGCGCAGGATCTGGAAGACTCCGCAGTGCGGGCAGGGCACGTAATACTTCCGCTGGTCGGACTCCAGGTACGCCTGCTCGATGCGGCTGGCCTCCGCAATCGTCGGCGTCGATACCATCGCGATCTGGCGGTTGGCGAACGTTGCGGTGCGCCGGATCGCGAGATCCACGGGGTCGCCTTCCTCCGTGCCCGCCGCACCGGACGATGCCGACGGCGGATACGCGTCCACCTCATCCATCAGCAGGAACCGCGCCGGCATGGACCGCAGGCCCACGGAGCTATTAGCGCCCGTGACCACGAGGACTCCGCCCGGAAATTCCTTCGCCAGGATTGTGTTGCCGGAATCGCGTTCGCGCGGGTCTGATACCCGTTGAGCCAGCACAGACGTGTTATCAATCAGCGAAGCAATCCTTTGGCGGGAAAACCGTTTCGCAAGCTCGACCGTCGGCTCCACCAGCATCGTCGGGCCGGGCGCATAGTGGATGATGTAGCCCAGCATGTTTAGCAGGACTTCGGACCCGCCAATCTGGGCCGGCTTCATGTAGACTACGCGCGAGAACGGCGACGACGGACTGAGGCAATCCATGATCTCGCGTAGGAACGGCGTGCGAGACGTGCGCCAGCGGCCAGGTTCGCCCGCCGACACACGAGAGAGCACGCGGTACTGATCGCTCCATTCGCCGATCGTGAGTTCCGGGTCCGGCCGCAGCGCGCCGGCGAACGCCTCGCGAATGCCGGCGAGGATTATCTCCGGCGTCACTGCGTGCTCAGAGGGTGCTGATGGCATTCGCTAATGCCTCCAGTTCCCGCGAGAGTTCGGCCTTCAGGGTTACGTGGACCTTCTTTGAGTCGGGTTCCGCGGCCAGGACCGTCGCCAGGCGATCGGGAAGACCGAGGATGCCGTCACGGAGACTCCGCACGGCTTCGGCAATCGTTTTGCGAACCGCCTCGGCCTCGATTAGCCGGCCCTGCTTCGTTTCGAACTCGAGCCGGCGAAGCTTTGCACGGAATACCATCTCGATCGTTCGTGCCTGTCCGAAGCTGGCACCGCCAGCCTGGGGCAAGGAGTCCGCTGTGCGGGACGGAGCCGCCATTGACGGCCCAGCCGGCGACTCGTTCACCTCATCGACCGGCTTGTCGTCGAGGACCGTGTCGGAGGCGCGGACATCAATTTTGCCGCCACGCATCACGAGTACACCGGCTTTGGCCAGTTGCGAAATGTATTGGCGGGATTTTCGGCGGTGCCGCGCGTATTCCGCCTGGCTCATCACCGCTGGTTTGGCTTCGGAAGGCGCTTCCGCTCGTCGACTTGACATGTCAAGTAGCTCGGTTGCGTTTATCTTGCGTTACTTCAGAGGATTAGGCGGCGTCGCGTCAAGTAGTGTCAAGCGACTGTCAAGTAGTTTTTCGGGCCTGACGGTGCGTGAATTGCGCACAAGGGCTACCCGCGGTTTTCGCCCGCGTTTCAGGTCCCAAGAAACGCCGGCGGACCCCTTGGCCCGGTCTTCTTCACGAATTTGCCAGGCAGTCGGTGACCACTTGGCGGAAGATCGGTCGTAGCTTGTCTCCCTTGCCCAGTCGCCGCAATGTCCAAACGAACTTCCCACTATCCAGCCGCTCCTGGAAGCTATAGCGCGTGCCAAGGTAATCGGCGATGCACATTGGCGTCGGATCATCGGCGCGACGCCGGAGCACGAGGCGCCGGATATCGCCCTTGCGCGAGCGCACGGCCATGACCAGTTCAGCGGCCAGTAACCGTTCCACCCGTTTACTTCCGATCCAATCGATGAGTTCCCCGTCTGGGGAGTACAGAGGGATTTCGTTTTGCATACGCGAAGACACTTCGGGCATCAAAGGCTGCGGGAGATGGATTAACGAGCGTCCCGGCGCTCACATGAATATGGGGAAGGTTCGTCGGAAGGTGCGCTTTGCGCTGGCTTACGAACTTGGCCTCTATAGTTATATACCCCGCGTACCCCCGATTTTTGAAATGGAAAACGAAAAATATTTTCGAAATTTCTCGTCCGAGTCAGACGCCCCGCGTTCCGGCATGATGGCCTATCGAAAAGATACCGATTGATTTCTTTTGCAAACTGTGTTGGAATTTGCAACATGGACATCG